GACTTTGATGTGTTCGCATAGAAAAAGCCCGGCGCAAACCGGGCTTAATATTTTTTGTGCGATGGAATTTTCAGCCGGAGCCGTAGCCGTCGCCGGCGCCTTCGCATGGCAAGCCGGTCGAACTCGCCAGCGCGCCGGGGTTTCGCTTGTCGGCCATCGGATCAAGCCACCCGCGTTTCGCGGCTTTCAAGCCAAGCGTCGATGTCGCTTTCGCGCCAGGCCACGAGGCGGGTTCCCAGTTTGACAGGTTGGGGAAATTCGCCCCGCGCTTGCCATGCATAGATCGTTGAGCGAGACAGCCCGGTGCGGGCTTCCACCTCGGGGCGGCGTAGCAGTTTATCGGCCATTTCCAGTTCCTTTCGATGGGGTGTGGCGCACAATGCGCAAGGCATACGTTACAGGTTGACCGTGCAGCTTGTCAAGGTGTATACAGTTCCGAGTAAAGCAAGGGAATTGCGCCGATGGCCGAGGAAGATGTGCAGCGGGGAGCGGTTGATGCGCCCTGGCGGCGTTTCACGAAAGCCGAGGAAGCACAAAGGCTTATCGTTCTGGACACGCGGATCGAGCGAAGAAAAGCGATCCTCGAATGGGATCAGCGCGAGCGGACCAAGATCATGCACCGGGCAATTCGCCGGATGCGCAGAGCGGAGGGGAAAGAATGAGCGAGATCGGATTGTTTGAACGGCAGTTCCTGGGCTACGTCCAGATGGTCTACAAGGGCGGGCCGCAGGAGATGGGCGAAAGCCAGCTCCAGCAGCTTCGCCAGGCGTTCTATGCTGGCGCAACGATGTATCAGGGCGTGGTGCTTGGAAGCCTGACGGCTGACGAGAACGTGACCCCGCAGGACGAGGAGACGATGCAGCGCATCTTCACGCAATTCGCGAACGAGCTGGAGAAGTTCGCGGAGCGCTGCGTCTCCGGTATGGGTCCGGCTGGAGGTCGAGCATGACCCCGCTGCGCCCGCTGCACGCAACCCGAGTTCTGGCCGAAAGCCAGGACGAATACATGCGCCTTGCGATCCGAGACGACGAGATCGACGGCGTGAATTACATGACGAGCCTATGGGAGCCGAGCCCGGCCGAGCTGAAAACCCTGATGGAAGGCGGATCGGTTCGCCTCACGATCATTGGCACCGCGCACCCGCCGGTGATGGTCGAGACGGAGGTGCACAAGTGGTCGAGCTGATCGGATACGTTGCGATCTTCGGGGCCGGGGCTTGGCTGGCCTTCACGGCGGGTTTCCTGGCCCGGCACTTCACGGCGCGCGAGGGGTTCGAGGGATTGGCGGCAGACCTGATCGCAGGCTGCGCGATCCTGGCGCTCTGGGTGATCCTGTTCATCTGGTGGCTGATATGAGCCTGCGCGACGAGAAGCAGGGCCACGTCAAGATCGAGAACGGCATGGCCGTGATCTACGTTCCCGCCGATGAAATCCACGGGCTCCTGGTCGCGCTGGCACCGTGCCCGTGCAAGGGTCCGAAGTCGAACGCGACGGCCGACGTGCGCAAGCGCCTGGCCGATGCGCTCAAGTGGGCGAGGAACAAGCTATGACCGGCAACCGCATGACAGCCGCCCAGCTCCAGGCGTTCTACAAGGCCGACGGCGACCACAGCGCGCCGCGCCAGGACCGCGAGGGGCCGATCCACAAGGCGATCCTCCAGCTCCTCGATCTCTGCTTGCCGGGTGATGCGATCTATCACCACAGCCCGAACGAGCTGGACATGGCCGGACCCGAGGCGGCTCGCCAGATCGCCAAGGCGCGCAAGCTCGGCACCAAGGCAGGCTGGACAGATATCGAGATCATCTGGCAGGGCCGGTTCTACGGGCTGGAGATTAAGGCCAAGAGCCCACAGAGCGATGCGCAAAAGGATATCCAGCGTGATCTGGCGCGAGCTGGTGCGCCCTATGCCGTGGTACGATCCGTGACCGAGGCCGAGGCCATTTTGAAACAATGGGGGCTTACATGACCGAACCCGATCTTGACCTGTCCATCCCGTCGCTAATGCGCGCCTGCAAAGGCAACGTGGCGATGTTGCCCAGCTTCATGGTGCATGACGACGACGTGTGGCCGCGTTCTGGCGTGGTCAGGACCGACAGCAAGGGCCGCATCCACATGCGCCGCTCGACCTTCATCCGAACAGTGTCCGGCAAGCTGCCGATCCTCGCTGGTATCTGGCACCGCATCGACGTTCAGGAGTTCCACCTCGATCTCAAGCCGCACCACCTCCAGGGATCGAGCGATCAAGAGGGGGGCAACCGACGAGCGGCGGCGCGTGCGGTGGTAAAGGCCGATTGGGCAGGGCGAACACAGGGAGATGATGGCTATGGCAATGCTCCATCCGGGGATCACCGGCAACAGGACGTTGAACGAGATGTTGCAGAGGCTAAGGCCCGAGGAACAAGCGGAAGCGTTGGCTCAACCGTTTTTGCCCGAGATGGTGGCGACGACGGCTAAGTGGGCCTGGACGCTGGAGGACGATCACGGCGAGTTTGTGGCCAGCATGGCAATCATGCCCGACGTAAACCGGCGCGGCTGGTTCGTATCATATCCCGGCGCCGCAATCCGATCCTCGGCCGAGCTTCGCCCGCTGTTCCGGCTATACACGATCTTCCGCAACAGCGGCGCGGTGTATGATGAGCTGCGCGCTTGGGTGGCCTCTGACGACGAAAGAGCGATAAGGTTTGCCGAATGGTTTGGTTTTCGGCTAGATTGCGGGCCAGCGACTGCGTTTTCACCGACGGGCCGCGATATGAGTTTATACCTATGGAGGCGACCATGAGCGCAATGTTTGGAGACGGCGGGGCCAGCAAGGAAGCGGAGAAGCAATCTGCGCAGGCGCGGCGTGAGCGGCAAGCCTCGAACGAGGAAGCCGGGCGCGCGCAACAGCGTGGCGAACGTGGCGGCGGTGGCGGCGCGGGCACTCGGGGCCGCGACATGCTGATCGGCAACCTGTCAGACCGCCTCAAGAAAACACTCGGGGGCTGATCGTGGCACAATGGCCCATCGACAAAGCGTGGAAGGCGATCTCTGCCGCAAAGCGCGACAAGGAAGGCTCGGACGAGATTTACCGCGAGGCGATGGAGCTGACGTTTCCCGACCGCGAGAATTTCACCAAGACCAAAGAGGGCCAGAACAAGGCCGCTTACAACTGGGACAGTACGCCACAGGTGTCGGTGATTAGAGCCGCCAACCGCCTCTCCTCGGACTTCACCCCACAGTTTCAGGACTGGTTCGAGATTGGCTTGGGACCAGCCGCAAAACAGATGCCGGACGAGGCTTTCAAGGAGGCCGTGGGTAAGGCGAAAGACGAGGCCAAGGCAGAGCTGGAGACCGTCACCAACATTGTGCAGGCTGTGTTTAACGGGCCAGGCTTTCCGACCGCCTCCAATGAGACATACATCGACTGGCATTATGGCCAGGGCGGCATGAAGGTGATGCCGAACGACGACTTCCTGGGCGAGCCGGTAATCTTTCAGGCCATGCCTCTCTCGCACTTCTACGCCTACGAGGGGCCGAACGGGCGGCTGGATCGCTGGTTCTTCTGGCACGAAATCCGCGCTGATGCGATCATGGCCGAGTGGCCAGACGCAACATTGCCCGAGAAGCTGAAAGAGGAGGCCGAGAAGCCGACGCCCGGCATGGTCAAGCTCGCCTCGGTGGTCTACCGCGACTATGACGAGAAGGAGCGGCCGTTCCGCTACGAGGTGTTCTGGCAGAAGGGCGCTGACAAGGCTCGCCTGGTCGAACGCCAGAGCCGCACATCGCCTTTCGTGACGCCGCGATACTCCAAGCTGCCGGGCGAAAACCGTGGGCGGGGTCCGGTGCTGTTCGCGTTGCCCGATATCCGCACCGCTAACAAGATCGTGGAGCTGACCTTGCGTGCCGTGGCCGTGGCCGTGGCTGGCGTCTACACCGCGACCGAGAACGGGCTGAACGGGCCGATCTCGATCAAACCCTATTCGATCATCAAGGTGCGCCGCAACGGCGGGCCGGACGGTCCCAGCCTCCAGCGCCTCGACAATCCCCAGCGGATCGACTTTGGCGAGCTGGTGCTGGACACGCTCCACATGAACATTCGCAAGGTGATCGGTGACAACAGCCTGCCGCCCGAGGCAGGCCCGATCCGCACCGCGACCGAGTTCGTGCAGCGTGCCCGCGAGCTGGTGGCAGATCAAGCTGGTGGCCTGGGCCGTCTCTATGCGGAGTTCGTGATCCCAGCCGTGCAGCGCGTCGTGGATATCCTGGAAAGCAAGCAAATCCTGCCGACGCAGGGGCTCCAGATCGACCAGTTTCTGATCGAGGTGCGCATGACAAGCCCGCTCGCGCGGGGCGAGGCCATGCAGGAAGTCGAGAACATTGTGCGCTTCATGGAAATGCTCAAGGCCATTGGCGGCGATCAGCTCATGGCGTTCGAGGTGGACCTGGAGAAAGCCACACCGCTCTTGGGCGACCTGATGAACGTGCCGATGGAGGTGCGGACCACCAAGGAGCGCAAGGCCGAGCTGATGAAGGCGGCGGCAGCACAAGGCGCGGCGCAGCAAGGGGCTGATCCAAACGTGGCGGAAGCGGCCGTAGAAGCGCAGGGGGCGCAACAGAATGGCAGACGGTGATACCGGGCTCGACGCCCTATTCCAGAACGCGGACAGTGACGCCTGGCGCGATCTGATGAAGCGCACGGAAGCCCAGGCTCCGGTCAAGCAGGGGCTCGATCCCGAGCTTTACGCGGTGGTGTTCTCGACGCCTGCCGGGCGCGAGGTTCTGGCTGATATGTATAACCGCTACGTCAACTTGACGCGCTGCGTGCCGGGCCAGGGGGCCGATGCAGCGTTCTACCGTGAGGGCATGGCGCAAGTCGTGTTCGATATCGTTCACAACATCACCCTGGCGCAAGAAGGAGATGGCAATGGCCAAGAAGGATGATCTGATGGAGGAGG